GAAACTGCGTTCAGCCATGGCTGTAGCTCCGGCATAGTCACAGTCGTTGAATGTAAATGCTAGAACACCGCCGGGTTTAAGTTTGCTGTAAATTTCAGTCAAATATTGATTGATAATTTCCTGCGGTTTATAGTCGAAAAAGTTATAAACCAAACAGAACCCAAACTGACTGTCGGGTAGATGTTCCAGTATAGCACCGTCCATACTTTCTGTAACAGTATAGGTACGCAATCGACGTTGATACTGATCGTTGAATCTCAACACAGCAGGCTCCAACAACTCTGGTATAGGTGCCACAAGATATAAAGGATCATGTCCCACAAGGTGAGTGATCCATTCTTCATGACCTGGATGTACGATCATACCAGCATGATGCCAATCGCCATGTGCTTGAATACGGGCAGTGATATAACTGGCCACTTCGGGTGTTATTTCAATACGACGATTCAATATGTATTCAGCTGTGTCATGAATCATTTCTTGGCTGTACAGTCTATAACTTTCAGCGAAGTATGCTGGTTCCATTTGCTGTATCAAGTAAGAAATTTCTTCTTTGATATCTTCTACTGTGCGTTCAAAATGATCAATACTGCCCAGGACATTCTTGTAGTCTTGGCTCAAACGATCTACCAGGTGAGTAAATTCTACATCACTTGATTTGACTGTGTGCAACAACGGTGCCAGACGATCGTGAGCTATCAACACACCATTCAAGGGTGTAGCTTCATCTAATCGATTACGATAAGCAATTATATCACTTAGTTTCATTTAGAACTCAAACAAACTTTCAAACGTATTGCTAGTATTGGTTGCTGACGCTAGATCCCAGTCCAATACACCTAATAAGTTGTCAACCTTACCGTCGATAACTGTGGCTTCCATTTCTGAATCATTGAACGGCAGTTCTGTAAACCATTTAGGCAGGTGCTTTTCATCTGTGGGATATCCAATACTGGTCCATCCCAGAGGATTCTGACGCAACTTACATACAATAGTTTTCATACCATCTGTAATGGCCAGACTATAGTTATCCCCGTTCATGCGTCGCATGTTGTTCCAATTGATGGCTGCACGGACATGTCCTGGCATATTGGCTCGACCTTCTTTGTCTTCTTTCTTGCCGTACATGGTCAAGTTGTTGACACGCTTGGGCGAACCTTTTTCCCAACCTGGTCGGTCTTTAAACAAATATTTGAAATCACGGATCTTCTCAATGATGGGATCTTTAGTGGCACCGTTGAGAACATCATTAAGAATGTCGCTTAGAAACTCTTGTATGACCTTAGGAGTGTCAGTGCGCTTGAGATCAAGACCCATAACTTTAACTTTACCAGGCTTACCATTAACATCATATCGTTTGCCATCTTTATCATAGAACAACACAGCATAACGTTTCTTAGTAATAAACAATCCTTTACTGGCAACAATCTCTCGACCACCTTTAATGATTGCACCCATCTCACGTGGACAATGAAATGATTTTTCCATAAATCCAGGAAAGCTAATGTTGACTTGTTCGGCTATACTGTTGTACAACGCAATAACAGTATCCTTGTCCCAGGTCATGCGACCTTCGTCAATCTCTTTCTTCAATATAGGATACGCTGAAAAATAACAGGAGTCTGTATCGCCGTAAATGATAGCATCGCCTACATGGTCGTATTTCCCAGTAATACATTCGTTAACGTATGCATCCATATGTTTAGCAATGGTCCGCCCGGTAAGAGTAGTAGATTGTCCAATGCGCTTATCAAAGAAACGACAACCAGGATTAAGAATAGCGCCATACAAGCTGTTGAGGTTAATCTTTTTAACCAACTGTCGCTTGTCCCAATATTCCTCTTGCTCATGATCACCAGCTTCCTTTACTTTTGCTAATGTGGCCTGCATTTCTTGCCGTTCTTTGTACCAACGTGCAAGTAATCCAGGAATGATTCCTTGTTTCTCGTATGTGAAGATAGTACCATTGGCACTCATGATCCAAGGCTTGTTGCTGTTGAATATAATGGGCCAAATCTCAGCAGCTGACATTACAGATGACTCTCCGTTTTGCCAATCAATAGTGATTTCAAAGCCTTTATTTTGTTCCATAACTGCTGTGTACTCAAGCGTACCAAACAGGCCTTCCCAAGCAAGTGCAAAGCTCAAGCCGCTGGCCATTCGTTCCGCAATATACGCATCAGTTGCAGTGGCACGCAATTGACCAACAATGGTCTCTGGTCCCATGTTCAAGGCACGAATAGCTGACGGATACAAACTGTTGATGTCAATCGATCCAATGTCTTGATGCAAGCCTTTCTTGGGATATGCAACATACGCACCGGCTGCTTGTGTGTTTTCTTTATCGCCAAATGCTCGACGATTCGGAACAACCATGCCACGAGCGTGTGCTTCATTGATAATAGCTTGCTCAGTTACAGCAACCGCGCCCATAACTGTTGGCAGCAATACTGTGTTTTCATGTGCAATTGTGTTGGCCAGATCTAAAAACTTTAGTTTCTTGTCGATCTTGTTTAACAAGATAACGTCTTGTCTGTTGTACTCAATAAAAGTTTTGAAGTTTTGATTATACAGTTGGTCTAAGGTGCCTTCGAATGCTGTCTTGCTGCCCAATTCTTCGTACTCACCGATTGCATCCAAGCTGTAGCTATGACGTTCTTCGTATGTGTACTTGCGATACAGTTGCATATAGTCCAGATGCACACGACCTGATATGTCGTATGTTAGACTTTCTTTGCCGTATCGTTCAAATGTACGTGGCTTAGGTAGCTGTCCCCATAAACAAAAACGTCGGGTATCGTCCTTGCTCAATATGCGTGTGACACGGTTGACAGTGTAGGGAATATCATAACCTTCGCTGTTCCAACCTGACAGCACATCTGCATCGTCAATTAAGTTTAAGAAGGTATCTAATAGATCCGCCTCCCGATCAAACATAAATGTGTTGTCAAACTCGGCTGCAATTTCGTTAGCAGTTTCCATGCTCATACTGTTAGGCGGGATGGCCAAGGTAATCAATTGGTCCAACCAGTCTAAGTAAATGGTAATTGCTGTAATGGGATTGAACGCTTCTTCTGTGCTGGAGAAACCGCGAACTTTATCAAAGTCAGTTTCAATGTCGAAGAACGCTGTGTGTAACTTAGGGCCGTCTGATCCAAGAAAGTTTTCTGCAAGACAGCGGAATACTGGATTAATGTCGGCTTCAAATGTAGTCTTGCCTGCATACATACGCAGTTCTTTGCGGAACTCCTTGTTGTTGCGGCAGCTGAAACGACCTACTGGGTCGTCAAATATACTACGGAATTTACCTCGGGGATCTTCATAATAGAAGATATAATTTGCTGGATACTCTTGATATTTACGAACGCCATTGATGCGTTCTACTACGTGAATTCGATCCTTATCGCGATCGAACAGAGCGTCTACATAACTCAAATTGCTTCTCCTGTGTGGCTTATGGCCCACTTGCCGTGTACTTGCCCGTAGAGTGGGCGATTCTCGTTACTATGTATTAATTATCATTCGCGCCAGGCCAATGCAATCAATTACAATCAAACACATATAATTGGCCAACAGTCCAAAACTACCTCTTGTCCAGCAAGTCCAGGCAGCAGCACAACATCCACTAATGAATATTGTATACAAAGGAATAACAGGAATGTTAGGTACTGTGGCAGCAAAAATAATAGCACTAACAAGGCTGCAGGCCCAGGAAAATACTTCTGCATAAAATCTCAGAGGCCATTCGGCGTGGTCCCGTTTAATGTATTCCCAAGAACCTGCAAGTACTTTGATCACAGCGTTTTGCCAACCGTAGTCAGAATGGTTTCTAACAGTTCATGATCACTTTGCTCTTTACCAAATTCAGCCTTGTGTGCAAGACGAATTGCTTTCTTTAAAATGCCGGGTTTAATTTCCATTTCTTCAGCAATGGCTTTGATAGTGTCACTGAGTCCAGCATTGAGAGTTTCGACTTCGTGCATGACCTGCATGCCTTCGTTCACCAGAGCTGTGAGCTTATTTCGTTGTTCGAGTGAAAATACGCGATCTGACATTGTATAACTCCTATATAAAAGTTTATTTTACATTAATTAATGGATTAATACAAGGGATACGGATAAATATAAATGTCGATCGAGATGTTGGACGCATCCACCGACTCTA